TGCGATTCTTTCCCGCGATTTTTTCAAGTTCATTAGACAGAGACCTCTTGTCCATCTTTTTGGATTCGTTTACGAACTCATTGTATTTTTTGATCATAGTTGTTATTTTGTATGATGTATATATCGATGGGCATCCCCTGCTGACCGAAACTTCCATTCTTTCTGGGTGTATAAAATCAGTAAACGATTCAATGATGGAATTTAGATACAGAATCACATATCACCAAGACTCGACCAGCGGAGTCGGGTACGGATCCAGCGTTCAAAGCGTCATGCTGCCTCTGGGCGTTTTAAGTGGCACCTGGAACTTCTCCATCGAGCACTATAATGGTCTTGACTGGGAGTCTGTCCAGAGCGGTGAGTTTAGGGCTTAATCGTAGAAAATTATATCAAAATCGGTTCTCTTGTTCCACGGGATTCCGTAAGGTGATCCCTGTCCGGCCACTAGCCAGTTGTAGAAGCTTCCAGAGGTGAAATTGAAGGTTCCGTTGATATCAGTGTACGAGGTTCGGGTTAAACCCTGACCCAGATTATCCGAATCCGAGACCGCAATCACATCCATATATCTTAAGGTCGAGCCAGAAGGCGTGGCTATCATCGCTATCCAATATTTTCCTCCGAATGTGAGATTTCTAAGGGTTCTCCAAGCCATTACCCCAGTATCATAGTTGGTTTGTGTGTCGCTGCCGCCGGCGGCAATCGTGTTCGAGTAGAAAAGAATCGTATCCTGCAGACCCTGGATGCTGCTAAAATAGAGATCAACGCTAATCGAGTCGACTGACGAGTTATTGGTGATGGCAAACGTCATGCGAGCGTTGGCGTCTTCGTGGTCGTATCCACTAAAGTTGCTCAGATTTAGACCACCATACACGTTAGTATCCGTGTAGGGGTTGTAGATGGCTTGACCGTAGGTGGACGAACCTGATAGGCCCATGGAGATGTTATGGTAGTTGCCGGCCTGGAAAGTGGCCTCTTCCCCGTTAATCAACGCCTCATTAGAATACGAGAACAGGGAGTTTAAAGAGTTGTTGGCCAAAGCGGTCACACCAATCATGGTTCGAATCTGATTCATGAGAATGTTGGTTGTTCCTATAGCTGCCATATTGAATTTCTGAAGTTGTTTTTACATAGCTATATATTGGACCACACGGTAAACCTCCCGAAGGGGGATGCAGAGCTTTTATAGGGGGGCCCGACCGCGCTTCTTCCACAAGATGACTTGGATATATAGTAAATATGAGACGACACATAGAGCCATATCAAGAATTTCTCTCGGAATCCGACTCCGAAAGCGTTCCATACATTCCAATTATCTCGATGTTCTCGACCCACTGGGCGGCTAGCAATGGATTTTACACCGCGTGGATCATGGGAGGATTTAAAACCTTTAAAAGCTATTCCGAAAAGGTTCTAGATTTTTCTGGAATTAAAGTGTCCCCTGACGAACTCGATAAGCTCGTAACCTTCGATGCTCTGATTAATTTTTTGAACAAGCAAGATTCCACCAAAACCCAGATTTTATTCTGGAGTGATGGTCTCGAGTTGCAGAAGCCAGAATTAAAAAGATCCATTGTTGCTGGAGCCACAGATCCATTCTTTGTCACCGTGTACATGGAGGATTATTTTAAGAACGCCAAATCGGTGCTGAAAAGCAAATCAGATGGCAATCCGAATGATATGGGGTATCTGGTTCGAAGCCTGGAGAATGATCCGATTTCTATTCAAAATTACGATCAGAAGACTCTGGATCTCATTCTTCCCCAAACCTCTTGGACACCCAAGCAAAAACAGGCCTATCTCAATGTATCAAAATCTCAAGATTTCATCTAATCATAAATTTAAAACCATATGATGATAAATTTAAAACCATATGAACACATTTCTGAAGCAGCTACGACTCATAAAAGTCAAGGATTTATTGTCTTGATCAAAGCCTCAGGAAATGACAGCCGTCTTGATGACATTTATACGTTTCAGTACTACGTGGGAATCTGTGACACTTTCTACGAGTTTGCACAATATATTTTAGAAGATGTTGGATATCTTCCGGATGATTTTGAACTGGTTGACGTCAAAGATATTGATGAGACTATGAACAAGTATCTGGACACTATAGAACCCAAAGTGTTTGAATATTGCATGTGGCAGGGATTGACACCTAAAGCAGATGCTCACGTTTATACCACACTGACACTAGATAACCCATATGAAACTGTTAGAGAATTAGATAGTCTGTTTACTAATGCTAAAGATGTGATGCTTAAGCATCCTAACGGTAACGACGAGGATCTCACCTATATAGCGAGATCGATTGAATTCGAGCCAGAAGCTTTGGACCTCTATTCCGAAGAACCAAGATTCGAGAAGATTCTGGATATGATTCAGATTGATCCAAGGAAAAAGCAAGCAATGTTAACTTTGGCGAAAACCAAAGGAATGATCTAACAGGTTTAAAGATCTGCCACCTGATATTTATTCTTTTTAGCCCAAATCTTCATCTTCTTTATAGCCTTAACATATCTTAGTCTCAAAGCTTCTGCTGTGAGCCCCATATTTTCTGACATCAAAGGAAATGATTCTGGAATACCACTCGACTGAAATCCGTGATGTCTAAGAACAACGTCTCTTTCGGATTCATTTAAGGGTTTCAAAAGATTGAGTATCATTTGGCGATTAAACTCCCGGCCGATCTCAGCGTCAGGAAGATCTCCATCAGAAGCTAGAAAATCGCTCAAAGTCACGTCTTCGTCTGACGAGATCTTAGCTTCTAGAGATTTGGGCTTCACATCAGCATTCATCAATGGGATTAGAGTTGAAAGTTCTAAATTTTTAAACCTCTCATCACCAGACTTTTCTAAAGTCTCGATGACCTCATCTATTGTCGGATGTCTTCCCAGTTCACACATCAATTTAGACTCAGTATCTTGAATAGCTTTAAGTTCTCCTATCCTATGGGATGGGATTCTGATAGTTCGAAGATTAGTCGAAAGATGGTGCAGAATCTCCTTTCTGATGTGCCACACCGCGTAAGATATAAATTTAAAACCTTTTGATGGATCAAATTTTTCAACAGAATCGATTAGACCAATATTTCCAGCAGCTACTATTTCAGGAAAAAGATCAGGATCCGATGTGTAAGATTTGGCAACAGATATTACGAATCTGAGATTAGAAGTAATTAATTTATCTCGTGCTATGGAGTCTCCTGATTGGGCTCTTTTAACCAGATCAACCTCCTGTTCTGATCTAAGAATCTTGCACTTATCAACTTCGTTCAGATACCTACGGAAAGACTTGCCCGCCGAAGGAGTGTATCTTTCACCTATTTTAAATCCTCTCATAGTATGCTTTATTTTAAAGTTAATTGTATTCAGCAAATATAAAAAATGTTTCCGAGAAAATGTAGAATGCAATCACTTTCAATAAGGATATATAATTGACAAAATAAATAACTATTATGTCCAATAACAAATTTGTAATAGAAAGCTTTGTTCAATTTCTAGAAAACGTAGAGCCTTTAAAGGAGGCCGAAAAATCAGTAAAAACCATTTTTGGATCAGGAGAATCTAAAGATCTCATAGATCAGATGATGGAATACAACGCCGATTTAGGAGCAAGCAATCTTTCCGAAAACGCTCTTGAAACTAGTGCTGGATCACTTAAAAAGAAAGCAGCAGAATATCTCAGAGACAAGGAGTATTGGAAGGCTGCAGCTTGTAACGTTTTTTGGAGACAGTCCGACATGGGAATGAAACCAGATCTTAAACTCTTCAAACAGCTGGGTCTCACAAAAGAGGATCTAACCAATCCTAAACTTTCGGAGCGTTTTGCCAAATTTAGAGAGGCCCTAGACTCAGTAAAGAATGAGGACCTTCGAGATTCTATCGTAAATGTTATAGAAGAGTATCCGAATGTACTTTCACCACAAACTAGATACAGCGTTCTTTGGCAATTGGTACCAGAAGCTGATAAAGCAAAAGTTTATAACGATTTCGAACAACTAGCCCGTAAAAAGGGGTATGATAGCGTTGATGGACTAAAAAAAGTTATTGAACAGCATTACAAATCACAGAAGAAAGAAGGTAGATCTAATCTCATCAATCCAGCGATCCAGGTCTTTGTGGATAAATCACAGCTGAAGGACGAAGATGGAAAGATTCCTGTTAAAACCGTTAAAACTGCAGTTATACCTATTGAAAACGAGCATGAAACTTTTAAACCCAATATGTGGGGACAAAACGGAGAGTCAGACTACGTGGAAGGCAATTTTCAGAAGATGATTGAAAATATCGGATCTATACTAGAAAGGAGAAAGATTGGAGAAATAGTTAGGATCAAAGGGATAACAATTATGACGTCGTGTGACAGAAGAAGAAACACAGGAGTGGCAGAAAAAATGTCATGGGGTCAACTAGCTTTTGCAAGATCTGCTAGTATGGCTAGTCTGGTTGTTAGCATGGCAGAAAAAGTTGGTTTACAACCTGAAGAAATTCAGACCATTAATAAAATGATTCGTTTGGACTTTACAGGTCGCAATGGTGATGGTTCTTCTGGACCAAATCCCGATACTAATCCAGGATATTATATTAAGGATGGAGAACAGTCAAAGTGGACAGGAGTTAAAGACCCTAAAGAGGTTGTTATTATACCTGCTTCCGAAGATGGAGGAATTCCATCATTAACGTCTGCATCTGGTGCCAAGACTGAAACACAGGCACCAATCCAAGCATCTGATAAGGAAGCCTTCAATCAATATAGATATAACAACATTGTTTTTGAAATAGAGGTTTTAGAGAAACCTGACGGAAAGGAAGAAAATATTCCATCGGTTGAGCAATTTAAAGATCTAGTTTATCCTGTTAGAATGGTTATCCCATCTAGATATAAAAATAAAGGACTCACAATTAGCTTGCCATCCATCAAGATAGGTAAAGTTGCAGGCTCTCCAGGTAAGAGACCTTCTGTTAGCTGTCCAACTTTTTCTGGTAAGGGTAAGACCTCCATCGGATTTGGCATCGAACTTAGACCTGTTAAGATAGCCAGCTGGCAGAGCGATATAACTAAAAACTAAGTTATTATAAAGTCTATACTGAGATAAAAGATCCAAGATATGAAATACATTAAAACGTTTGAATCAATCTCATACGAAAGCTTAAATGAGGTAATAAGTGAGGGATTAAAATATCACTTAGATAACAAAATTCCTCTAATGGAGAGTGTATATAGAATAGAGTCTGAAGCTTGGCTGGACACTATTAATGAAGCAAGAAATCTTTGGGAAACTGGGATCATTGAGCTTGATGAAGACGATCTGTTTTTAATTAGCACTGATGCAGGAAGAAGAGGAATTTTTGAAGGAACAGAGGTTTTACTTGATGTCCCATTTTATTTGGGTGAAGATGAGATACTCGACGAAGCTGAATATAAAGGAAGGAAAGTTAATCTAAATAAACCATTTAGAACAACAGGAGCAGCCAGAAAATTTGCAGTTTATACCAAGAACGACAAAGGCAAAGTCGTAATGGTTAGATTCGGTCAGCCAGGAATGAAAATCCGAAATGATGATCCAGGTGCTTCAAAATCATTCAGAGCCAGACACAGATGTCATGATCCAGGACCTAGATGGAAACCTAGATGGTGGAGCTGCAACGTGGTTAGATATAGAAAGTTATTAGGTATTAAATCTAGCAGACCATGGTAAATAATTTTCCTTTTACTGAAACATTAATTGCCACAGGTCAAACAGAGACAGTTCAGAGGGTATTCAAATCTGACACTGATTCCGAAGAATTGAAATGGCATTGGGATGACGAGGATAGAACAGTTCATTTGGTGTGTGAAACAGATTGGATGTTCCAATATGACAATCAACTACCTATTCAGATTCCTCCTATGTTTAAAATAAATAAAGGAACCTGGCACAGGCTCATTAAAGGTACGGGTGATCTTAGATTAATAATCGAGAAACATAAGGATATATAGAAAAAATAAATCTAGCATGGAAAATATAAAAGAATTTTCTGAATTTCTAAACGAAAAGAAAGAAAACAAAGGAATCAGTATAGCAATCTATAACGATCTAAAGTCTTATTTCGAAAAAGCCAAATCGCCAAGCTTTGCAGATGCAGCTAAACACATCTCGAAGGTTAAAAAGGGATGGAAACTATCTCAGAATGATTTTGACGAGGCAGTTAAAAAATTCAAGTAATATTTTGAAATATATTAAGATTTACGAGGACTTTGATCTCGACAAATTTATGGAAAATCCTGATGAGTATTTTCACGACGATTCATCTAAAGAGGTAGAAGAAGGGGATTATGTAAATTCTTATAGAGGGACCGGTAGAGTTCTCCGAATAGGACCAAATTTTATGGAAATCCAACTTTTGGATGGTCCATCTTCGATTGTTAAGGTTCCCAAAGATATGGTGAAAAAGATCACCAAAAAAGAGGCTATAGAAATTTCTAAAAGCCTGCCTAACACTAAGAAAGAACTTGACGAGCTAGCAAATCAAATGTCATCCTTTATAGAGAATGTCGTTGAAGAGGATGATCAGGGTAAAGAAGTAATTAGAGGTAATATAGAATCAGCTGTCAAGTATTTAGAGGATGTTTTAATTGACGTGATTGCACTATTAAACAAGGATGGTTATACAACTTTATATAATGAATATTCTAGGCTAGTAAGTTCGGTTGCTTCTTTAGCACACACCATTATCGAATCAACAGAAGATTCAGAGATACAGTCTAAAATAGATAAGATTCTGGATAAATTCTACGAGCTTTCATAAGGGTTGAAATAATTACCCAAAAACTTTCTAAAATGACTACATATCTGTGCTTCTTCGGCACTTTAAATTTAGTAAAGTTTTAACATGTCACAAAAACCCAAAGTTATTTCTATAATAGACTGTTTTGTCCACGATGAAACAGTAAAAACAAATCTTAAAAGATGTATTAATGATCTAAAAAATACAGGTCATGATATACTTTTAATATCAAATACTAAAATCGATACAGAAATAGTTGAAATGGTTGATTATCATTTTTATGATAGTAGAAATCAACTATTTCAAAAAGACTATCCCGGTGTTACTGAAACAGATTTTTGGACTGATAATGAAAATTTTAAAGTCCATAACATAAAGGCAGGGGTTCAAAAACATGGATTATCCGTTCTAATAAATCTTTTTAATGGATTGAGAATAGCAAAAGAACTTGGATATACACATTTCCATAGATTTGAAACGGATGATTTTTTCGGTCCAATTTCTTTAGCTTGGATTAAAGCGGTCCCATTAATAGTCCAAACAAATTCTATGAAAGGTCTATTTTACGTAAATCCTAACAATTTTCCTCCTGATGCTTCTTTCCACTATTATTTCTGTGAGATAGACTATTTTATAGATAATTTTCAGACCATAAAGAGCGAACAAGACTATGAAGATTTTTTAATGGAATCGCAAGGAAATAGAAACTTTAGAATTGTAGAGGAATATTTATACCACTACATAGAAAAAATAAAATCAGAAAATTTACTTATACTCAGAGACGGAAAGGAGAACATGATCAAAGAGGACTTTCCGGATACGGTCTGGAACACTGTTTCTTCATCTAGTAACTTTTCTGACCAATTAAAGAATTGCATTACAGGGATCTATAAAGTTTATCAGAATGGACAGAGACAAGAATTTTTCTATTTATACTCAAGTAACTATTCGGATTCTTTGAAGATCAGGAGAATAAAAGTTAAGTGCTTTGATGGAAGTGAATTTGAGATAGCACATAATCTAGCGGGAAAAAATCATTGGTGTTTAGATAAAATACCAGAAAACACATCCGATATCACTGTTTACGAAGAAGGCTCTGGATTTACATTCTCCGAAAAAATTGAGGATGTAAAAAGCTACATTGAATTGAAGTGATTTTTACCTATATGTTAAAATATATAGGAATAAAAATCAATCATGGCAACAAAAGGAAATAAAAATACGGGTGGATCAATATCAAGTTTCAGAAAAAAAGCAAAGAAGAAAGGTGTTGCAGCTAAAACCAAAACTTCAAGAACTATTACGAGCAAGAATTATAAAAAACCATATAGGGGCCAAGGTCGATAAGGAGATAAAAAGACTCTATATTAAATCTCTAATTTGGGGAAGAAAACTAACTTTTTTAGATTTAATCCTTTTGATAGCATTACCGATGGTAGCTTGGCCGGTTTATTTTAAATATAGAAAAAATCTCAAATCTCATCTAAATAAGTCAGAATGGAATTTTTACACCAAGGGTAAGAATAAAGGCAATATATGAATTTAATTAACCACGATTCTTTAATTGGATCTTCTGTAAAATATAAAAGACTAAATGAAATGGGTATGGCATTTATCAATGTTTATCCAGAAGATAAAATAGTAATAAATCTTAAAAACCCCAATGAATGTTTTTCAGTAGCCTTTGGAATAATTTCTTCAATCTGGCCAATATTAGACCCTAAATTCAAATCTGATATAAAAATCAGTTCAATCGAGTTTTTACGAAAAGAAATTAAAGAAGATTTTCAAATCGACGTTTTCAGCCATTCTGGAAAAATGCTAGTTAATTATAGCTTAGAATCGAACTCGATTAAGAACGTTATAGAATCAGCATTAGATTTTTATATTGACTTGATGTTGAATAAATTACTAACAATACAGATAAAGAAAATAGAATCTTTTAGTAGAGTTTGGAATCCTTATAACGGCGAGGATGTTCATATCGTATTAGAATTAACAGAGGTTCTTAAATCAAACATATTGAATTTTTTCACAGGTTCCAATCTATTAGAAGATATCTCTAGTGAGACCTACTGGACGAGAGAAATTCTGGTTAGAGTTAAAAATTCCAAAAAATATATAAGTGAAACCTTAATAGAAAAGGCCAAAAATAAATATATAGAACTTGAAGTAATTACTTCCATTCTTTAAGAGAGAATTTAAAAATTTCTAGTTCTGCGTCTTGAAAAGAATTAATAAAGACAAGATCTCTAGGATCTGGAGTCTAATCGTTTATAAAATGGGAAAATCTAAATACAAAAAAGAGTTCCCATCTATAGTATTTTTGGATGGAGAAAAATACGGTGGATCTGTTTTCGGAGAGTATACCAACTATAACAATGAAATTAAAATTTGGTGGAAAACTCACAGCACCTCTAAGGAGATAACTTCCACCATGATTCACGAATACGCTCACTATCTACAATTTTGGCCTTGGTATATTAGATATATGAAAAAATACCCATATGATAAAAATCCATATGAGGTAGAAGCTACTGAATTGTCTAAATTCTATGAACCTGAAATTTCAAAATACTCATCAGAAGAGGACTGGAAAAAACTCATAAAAAGTAATAAAAAACTAAAAAAGATTCACGAAAGCATATCTAGAAAAATCAGTATTAAAGTCTAAATCTATATTAACATCCATTGGATATATAAAACTATGGGAATAGAAGTAAAATATGGAAGAGAATTAGAAGACGTTTCTAGATTTATAGAGATTTTAAGCTCTGTGAAGAAAGTAGTCTTCATCACAACATCATCAAGGAGTCCATATGTTGAGGAATTCGGCGAATCCCCAAAATCTAGTCAATTGGCAAATTCAATCGCAACATCTCTAAGAAATAGAGGAGTTGAGGTTCAAATTATTGATGGTTCTAAACTTAAAATTTACAATTGTTTAGGATGCGTAAGTGAGGTTCATGGTAATCACTGTGGTGCAAAAGAATCCAAAGTTGAAGATAAAGATAAAAACCCAAATGGTCTTTTAAGATGCTGGGCAAGCCATGATTTCGAAGATGATGAGCTTTGGAAAATCTCCAAATCAATTTACGAAAGTAAAGCAGTGATATTTTTTGGATCTCAAAGATGGGGTAGCGTAAATGCTATTTATCAAAAGATCATAGAAAGATTGGATTGGATGGAAAATATGCACAGTACTTTAGGCGAAGAAAATTCAATTTCTGACATTTATGCAGGTTTGGTTCTAATAGGCCAAAACTGGAGAGTTCAAGAAAGCTTAGAATTACAAAAGCAAGTTCTAGATTTCTTTGGATTTAAACAAAGCGATAGTCTTTATTTAGGGTGGCAATATACTCGTGACGTTTACGATGAATCTAAAAATTCTTATAAAGATGCTCCGTCTGCTTTCGAAGAATCTTGGGACGTTTCAGTTTACAGATGGGAAAAAGAAAAAGGTACTGAACTAAGCACAGAAAAAACGGACGAATCTAATCAATTCGTCCGCAATTTCAATTCATTCTTAGAAATAATAAAGACTTTATAAGACTTAATCATATTCAAAAACAATACCTTGCTCAACCTCTTTATTCGCTTGAGCAACCAGTTGATCTACATTTTTACCCTCTTTTCTTAAAGCTTCTAAACCTTCTTTCCATAGAGGATGTTCTCTACAGGTTTCAAATGCTGCTGACTCATCTTGATAATAAGGTCCAGTGATCTCGCTATACTTCGGATCGTAATTCCATCTTTGTTCTGGTCTTGTTCCTTGACCGTTGTTTTGTTTCTTTTCCATTTGGTAAGCGTGACCCGCTTTCAAGATCATTGCTTCTGTTGGCGATATAGCTCTTATAAATTTAGAGCCTTGACTACCCCAAAATGAAGATTGTTTTGCTAGGCTACTGTCCACCTCTAATTCTTCGTCTCCCCACGGTCTAGAAAAAAGTACCTTCTTGTTCGGTTCACCCTTTCCTAAAGTGTATTCCGTTGCTTGGGAAGCGAAATTATAACCGAAACCCGTTGTGTCTTTTTTACACGACACCATTCCAGATGCTAGAATTGTACAAATTACACCTGTTAGTAATTTATCCTTAATTCCTTCGGTCATAGATTCAACCACCATGATTTCTCCCTCAGGAGTAAATGTTAGAGTGTATTCGGTTCCTTCATCATCAACGAACTTAAACACACCTGGATTATTTTTATTTATTCCAACTTTGGATAGTTGCATCATTAATTGTTCTTTCTTCTCTGGAGAAAGAATTTGATCTATTTCGATCATATTCTGAGATTCAGAAATAGACGAGAACTCGATAAAAGATAAAATTCTGTTATTCATTTGTTAAATTATTTTTAATTAAAGCACCGGTTCTTCAGGTAGTAATTTCTTGAAATTGCTACTGAAATAATCATCTAAAGGTTTAATATCACTATTTCCTTGACCTTGATTATTATAAAAGTTAAACATTACATCTAACATTGTTGGATATAATTCACCTCTTTGCATATTTTCGGCAATTTCCGGTGTTACTAAGTAAATAGCGTATCCTGTTTTCCATTTAGGATCTCTTGTTTCTTTACCCTCACCATTAGGATTTTCCCAATCATAATATGACGAACCGTGAACTTTAACTACTATAACGTATAATCCAGGTTTAGAAGAGTTAGGATCATTTTTACCTAATGTTGTCGATTCTTCTGTGTATTTACTTAAATCCATTTTAGTGTATGCCTGTAACCTTTGAGCTAAATCTGGAGTAAATCTTATTTTCTTGACAACCTCAACTGGTGTAATACCATTAGCTCCCTGCGCAAACGAATCTGGATAATTTCGTCCGTAAACTGCTCCGTAATCTTTGATTTTATTTGAATAGTCGTGATATAGATATCTTTCATATCCTCTTCCAGCTCCTGTTTGATTACCAGCCCATACATAAATTTTATCTTTAGATCCAACAGGACTATCGAAATATTCTTTACCTTGTAAGTTTAGAATTTCAGGTTTCAAAATATATCTAGCATCTCTTCCTATATTATAAGAATCTTCTTTCTGACACGAAACCATTCCTGTTGCAAGCATCGTACAAACAACGCCGGTAATCAGATTTTTTCTAAACCCCTCAGCCAATCCCTCAGCCACTAATATTTCACCTTCCGGTGTTATTTCTAAAGTGTATTCCACGCCTTCATCATCTACGAATTTAAACTGTCCTGGAGAGTCTTTAGTGATCCCGACCTTTGCTAGTTGGATGATCATCTGGTCTTTTTTTTCTGGTGAAAGAATTTGGTCTATTCCTTCCATACTTTGAGATTCAAGAGATTCGTAAATAGACGAAAACTCTGTAAAAGATAAAATTCTGTTATTCATTAGTAAACATTTTCATTTATATATCATTTTTCTCGATGGCTATAATTATAATTGCGGTGTGAGAAATTTAGTCATTTTAGTCATTTTAACATTAGCTTATGTGGGGGCTAATGCACAAACACCAAAATACCATAAAGCTGTAATGTATTCAATCTCGAATAAATTAGACTTGAAAATGGATTCTTATGTATCTTTATATCGCCACGATCTCGATAGAATTGATTTTTTGGATAGCTGTGCATTCGAAAGAGCCAATTATTATTCTTCGGTTATTCAAGAGACTTCAGAATTTAGGAAAAAAACCATTTGGGAATCATTTAGAATGATACCCGACGGAACGAATGAGCTTCGAGCACACCATGAACTGTTTGGTGATAGCATATATTTTAAAAGACCCAATGTTAATTATATTGAAACTTTTAGGGATTTTCCTAGATCGGGCTTAAGAATCGAGAGTGAAATCATGCAGCAATCCTACTGGAGTGGTAAATATAAAAATAAAATGGATCTAGGAATTGTTCTTAAGCATTCTTTACTTAGATTGGGTGATAAATCTGGTGATATTGAGTCACATATTCTCAATGAATATATCGAGTCCGATTCACATCATAAATGTATAATTAAATACGGTAACGGAAAATATGGCATATCTACCGTTGCTTTAATATCGGAAAGTAAAATAGATGGATGTTATTGGAAATATGAAGTTATTACTTTTAACGTAATTGTCTTTTCTAAACCTATCTAAAATTATCTCAGAGAAAGAAGGTATTTAGTTTTGTTCACTAAAGATAGAATTTCGTCAAGAATATTTATAATCTCTGAGTCTCTAGCAGGATCGAAAGAGGATCTGCACTCAGAATGATAACAGTTATATAGATGGTCCATGAACTCGTTAAGGTCTCCTGTCTCTGGGGATCTGAAATTCATAAGCTTCAAACAAAGCTCTTCTTTAGATAAGGCTGGAACACCATATTTTCCCATTATAGTTTCTGCTAAGGTGTCTCCAAGGTCACTTAATCCACCATATAATTCATCTAAAGCTTTATGTTGGCCATACATCTTAGACTGCCAGTGTAAAAGTTTAGTCTGAGCCGTATTTTGAAGAATCTTTGAAAGAACCATAGAACATCCGGGTGTTTGCTTCACGTCATCTGTAGAATTTGACACCGGAACCTCAGCTGCTGGTTTAGACTTGTCGTCAATAACATCACCGAAAGCGCTTAAACTAATTATCTTATCCATTATTAGAATACTATTTAATTATATATCTTCTTAAAAAAATTTAAGATGAAACATTTCAAATATATATATTCATTAAAAAATTTAATGGAACATTGTGTCCAATATTGGATATAAATCTTACCCAAAAAAATAATAAAACAAAATGAAAAAAACTTTTTTAGCTTTCTTCTTTGCTTTAACAGTAGTTTTAGTCTCATGTAACAGTGGGTCTAGTAACAAGAATCAAAATTCAGATTCGACAGTGGTTGATAGCGTTATCGTTGCTGATTCGATTTCTGCTGCAATCGATTCTTTAAACTCTGATACAGCAGAGTAATTTATTCCGGATTAACCGGAAATGGAGAGGTACCAAAGTGGTTTACTGGACCGGTCTTGAAAACCGGCGGATGTAACAGTCCCGTGAGTTCGAATCTCACCCTCTCCGCAAATAAAATAGATTTTATTTCTGTTTGATATATAGGAAACATGAATGATCAAGACATCATAGCTTTTAAATCTCCAATCGATGAAAATTTCGATGTGGTTGTGATTTATTCAGAGAATGAAAAATATTCTCAGTTTAGATCTATACTAAATGCTGATCGAGAGAATATAGCAGCACTTGTGATTGGAGAAAAAAAGATACTAGTTGATGGCGAATCACTGAAAGAAATAAATGAAGATCAATTCAAGGCAATTCAAGCCCATGAAATCTGTCACAGTATCTTAGATCATTCAGGTATTTCAGAAGAATATGAAATTGAAGCCGATTTGACGGCAATCCATCTATTACTCGAGCTAGGAGAACCGGAAGCTTCTAGATCTCTGGCTGAACGACTCTTAAATCAAAGGAGATTGAATCCACAAAACGTTTCTTTGAATGAACGATTATGTGAAAGATCCCTAAAGTTGTTTTCGGGGTATATGGAAAAATTCAATAGATAATCCAAAATTTTTTTTACTCGAGAAACACTCTTATATTTGGGGTGTACAACAATTAATTAAATGGTCCCGTAGCTCAGTGGATTAGAGCAACTGCCTTCTAAGCAGTAGGTCGATGGTTCGAATCCATCCGGGATCACTAAATACGTTCTTTGATTTGCCCGGGTGGTGAAACTGGTAGACACGCAGGAATTAAAATCCTGTGCATTTGCGTGCGGGTTCAAATCCCGCCCCGGGTACCAGATGTCGACAAGTCAATCTAGAGATGAGCAACAGGAAACCTTCAGGGAATCTAATGAAAGACTTTATCAAAGACTGCAGATTTGATAATAGACATCAACTTGCCCTCTTGGCGGAATTGGTAGACGCGCATGCCTTAGGAGCATGTCTTCGGGTGTAGGTTCGAGTCCTACAGGGGGTACGAGATCTGTTGGCGGAACAGCACAGTAACCCGTTAAAAAATGGATGAAATGAACAGAGGGCTGGGATGTGCGGGCCAATGAATGCTCTGGAATTTTTATCCTATCAACAGATCTTATTTTAAATTTGCCCAGGTGGTGGAATTGGTAGACACGCCATCTTGAGGGGGTGGTGCCGGCAACGGCGTACGAGTTCGAGTCTCGTCCTGGGCACAAACATCATTATATGATAAAAGACGAGGAAATAGTCTTTATTACAACGACTCTAAACAGCAAATGGCTTGGATACTCTAAATCTCTAGTTTCCAAGTTTTTTCCCAACAGCCAGCACATCATAAAAGATGGAAGTCGAAATTGGCCTTACGCTTGGTTTTATTGGCTTGATGATATTAAGACAACCCCAGCGAAATGGTTTGTTCATCTAGATGAAGATTGCTTCCTTCTGGGAAGGGAACCTCTCATAACACTCATAGAAAAAATGAAAACTGAGAACTATTCTATATCTGCAGTCTCTGATGGGTATCATCATTACAGAGGTGCAAATCCAGTAGCTATTAATTCATTTTTTCTTGTTGGAAATGTTGAGCATTTTAACCATTTGGAATTCAGTTTAGATGGATTAAAATTTTGGCACGACGTTAATGGATGGAGGAATTCACTAGATATCCATTACAATCCTGCTTTACATAGACACGATTTCAAATACCCTCACGAAAAATTCAGTAACGGTGAAAATTGTGATTATGAGCAAGAACCATATTATATGATTCTTTGGATGCTAAAAGAAAGAGGTAGAAAATTTAATTATTTGTATCCACATTTTGACGAGAAGTACAAATCAACAAATCCCCGAATAGATAAAGATTCATCAGATATTTGTATTCATATGTGGTACACCCGTCAATGGAACAGTTCTATGGATGTTCATGGATTACCGAATATAGAAAGATATGAACTAATAGAAGAATTACTTAAACTCACGATATAATGCTAAATCAAAAAATAGATTTCGATTCTATTAGATCTACGTTTTCCAAATCAGGAGACGTTAGATATGCGATCATAGATGATTTATTCGAAAAATCTTTTATCGATAAATGTGAAAATGAGTTTTTATCTCTAGATGAATCAGATTTTATCCGCTACACAAACCCTCTCTTTGAGTTCAATAAATTCACTCTTAATCAGAGGGAGAAGATGCCAGAGAATTTAAAAAAACTTTTTGAATATATTCATTCCGAAGAATTCATTAGAACAGTTTCATTCGTTACTGGACTTGAAAACCTAAAGATCGATGAAAAAAGATGGGGAGGTGGGCTACACATGACCAAGAAAGAAGGATACCTTTCGGTTCACAAGGATTTCAACGTTTTACCAACCAGCTATTCGGACGATAAACAGATGTTAAGATGTATTAATCTTATAGGATATCTGAATAGCCAATGGAGAGAAGAAGATGGAGGCGAATTAGAATTTTGGGATAAGTCAGGAATTCAGTGCGTGGATAAGGTTTCTCCTAGATTCAATCGATGGGTAATTTTTGACACCAGAGATAATTATCACGGACATCCCTTTCCGTACAAGGGCGAAAGCCCTAGAATTTCAATCGCTTCTTATTATTATATAGAAACCAAGACTGATGATATAAATTGGACTTCGACGGTCTATCTGAAATTACCTTGGATGGAAGAAACTGATGAGTACATTAAAGCAAGAGCGGAAAGAGCTGATCCAAAAATAAGGTATGCTAAATAGATAAAGGATAATCTAAAAAAAAAGAAGAAAAATCAAAAAAATATTTTTTTTCTCGAAAAAGATGATTATCTTTGCGAAACAAAATTCAAAAAAGATATATAATATTCAAATTTAAATAAAATGAACAACCAATTCGGAAATATCAACAAACCTTTTATGCCTCAGGGCAATATCCCGTTTGCGCAAGTGGGGATTGCTAAATGGTATAATGGTCATATGAAAAGATCCGGATATGGAAGTTAAAGGCTAAAAGATTTAACTGGAAATATAAAAACTCCGGATCCCAAAAAGATCCGGAGTTTTTTTTTTATACGGGGATGAAGCTAACTTAGTAGAAGCGCCAGTCTGAAAAACTGGAGGACCTGGAGCGTAACCAGGCATCCCCACCAAAAATATTAAAAGTAGAAGACAAGATGAAACGAAAACGTGTTTAAGTCATAACCCTCATCGGCGATGAGAGGCTGACGTAGGAAACTAAACAAGCGCTCATGGCTCAATTGGTAGAGCATCTGGCTTTTAACCAGAGGGGTAGACGAAAGTCCGTTGAAGGTTCGAATCCTTCTGGGCGCACAACATGATCTCGTAACTCAGTCGGCTAGAGTACCATACTTTTAATATGGGAGTCCCGGGTTCGAATCCCGGCGGGATCACTAACAATGCCTTGTAGCTGAGTTGGTAAAGCACCTGGCTCTTAACCAGGGGATCTCCGGTTCGAATCCGGACGGGGCAACCAAGAAAGAAGAGGTTCTTTGACATAACGGGGTGTAGTTCAGTTGGCTAGAACGCGTGCTTTGGGAGCATGAGGTCGCAGGTTCGAGTCCTGCTACCCCGACCCGACGAGACTGTTAGGATTTCATAGGAGATGCACAGGATGTAATAATCATAGAAATTCAAATTCGGAGTGCTGCTCAGATGGCGGATGGGCACCAGACTGTAAATCTGGCACATTAGAAACGCAGGGGGTTCGAATCCCTCCACTCCGACAAGCTTAGATCGGAAGGTTTAAGCTAACCGTAGTTAATAAACTAGAATAAACCTACGGTTCTGGGAATTGGCGCAGTGGAGTGCGCACCGTGCTGATCTCACGGAGGACACTGGTTCGAGTCCAGTATTCCCAACAATATGGGCCAGATGCCGACGGCAGGTCGACTCGCTTGCACCGAGATCGTATGGGTTCGATTCCCACTGTGTCCACTAAATATACACGGGTGTGGTGCAATGGTAGCATGCCGGTCTCCAAAACCGTCGATGGGAGTTCGAATCTCTCCACCCGTGCAAACTACATTGTCCTGTAGTGTAATGGCAGCACACCACATTTTGGCTGTGGTAATCCAGGTTCGAGTCCTGGCGGGACAACCAAAGTTCTTTGAAATATTGTCAGTTAGCTCATTTGGTTAGAGCATCTCGCTGATGCCGAGAAGGTGGCTGGTTCGAGTCCAGCACTGACAACCATATTGGCCCGTAGTTCAGGGGTAGAACACCTGACTGTTAATCAGGGAGTCGTAGGTTCAAATCCTACCGGGTCAGCCATTGCAGGTGTAGCTCATTTGGTAGAGCGCCAGTCTTCCAAACTGGAGGCAGCCGGTTCGAAGCCGGTCACCTGCTCCGCCCCCATTTCGTACCTTTGTTTAGATATATAGTCTAAATAAAGGTTACAAATGGCAAGAAAAGAGAAGAAATATCATTACATCTATAAGATCACATGTCTTAAAAATGGAAGATACTATATCGGGATGCACTCCACAGATAACTTAGAAGATGGTTATATGGGTGGTGGTAAAAGGATCAAGAATTCTGTTAAGAAGCACGGTAAAGATGCACACAGGAAAGAGATTCTAGAGTTCTTTGAAAATAGAGAGGATTTGAGAAATAGAGAAATTCAATTAGTAAACGAGGAGTTGATTAACGATCCAATGTGTATGAATTTGAATTTGGGTGGTGATGGCGGATGGCTAAAAGAATGGTCCACTATGGGAGCTATAGCATCAAACAAAGTAAACTGGAAAAATCCAGAATTTGTAGAAAGAATAAGGAAAAATACCAGGGAGACATCAAAAAGATTATGGGAAGATCCTAAATACAGAGAAAGAATGCTAGTAGGAGCAAGAAACTCATTTAAAGGAAAGTCGCATACGGATGAGGCTAGAAATAAAATAGGTGAAGCAAACTCTATACATCAAAAAGGGAGCTCAAATTCTCAATATGGTAAGATGTGGGTGTATAATGATGATCTTAAAGTCAATAAGAAAATAGATAATAAAGAATTAGAAAATATGATTAATCTTGGATACAAGAAGGGAATGAAAATGAAATATTTTGATAAACCAAGTACAGATTAAAATACGCCGGGTGATCCATCGCTGCATCGCGGTGCCGGCTCCATAGCGAGTTAGCTCAGGGGCAGAGCAAACGGCTCATATCCGTTAGGTCGGGATCTCGGAATTCCCACTCGCTACAAAAAAAGAAATGAATATGAAAAAAGAAAATGATTTTTATTAGGTAACAAAACCTAATAAACATGTCAAAAAACAGAAACAGAGCAAAACTGAACAAAGCCTTAAGTAACGTAGAGTACAACAGAATCCATTTGAAAATGTTGTACCCTCCATGGGACGAATATGATTGGACATGGAAACATGGAGATCTCCCGAACCATAAATGGAGAAGTTATAAAACTTGGAAATATAACAGAAAAAATCGCTGGAAATAAGTAAATTCCCGGAAACGTGTATTAACTTTGCGAAGATTAAAAAAAGAGAGATGAAAACAAAATTCTACGAGTTTACTCAAAACAACAGTGGAGGTGGATTTGACACTAATGATAAACTGTGTCACAGATTGTTTATCGAAGCAGATTCAAACAAAGAAGCCATTTCTAAAGCAGAGAATCTAGGTTGTTATTGGAATGGAGTTGATGAAGGTATGGATTGTGAGTGCTGCGGCGATCGTTGGTATCCTTCTGACCATGAAGTCAATCTTGAGGAAATGAATAAGAGATGGAAAGGATATGAGGTTAGCGAATGGTTATCTGGAAAAAAAGATTCTAACGTATCTGCTATCGAAGATTTGAAATCTCTTTACTCAGGATCTGAATGGATAATTGAACCTAATGTGGTAACCAAATATGGATCACTTATGGTCACTGGAAGAATTAAATTGGATTCTATTGAGCAATATGCTCAGATCTTGGCGAATCTTTACGGATGGACCAAACCTGACTGTAGAATTTTCTACAAAGATGGAAGTGTGAAGGAGATATACTCTAAACTTTCGAGAACTAAATAATGCTCTCGATTTAGTCCTTTAGCTCAGAGGAAGAGCGCTTGGCTTACATCCAAGAGGTCGAGATTTCAAAACTCTCAGGGACTACTATGGAAAAGAAAAAATTAATCATCTTGACAGGAGCAGGGATTTCGGCGGAAAGCGGAATTAAAACATTTAGAGATGAAAACGGTCTTTGGTATGGCTATAAACCAGAAGATGTAGCAGATATCAAGGGATGGAAAAAAGACAAACAGAAGGTACTAGATTTCTACAACAAAAGAAGAAGAGATTTAGAATCTGTTGAACCGAATTCAGCTCATATCGGATTAGCAGATCTTGAGAAGAATTTCGATGTTTGTGTTATAACACAGAACGTTGATGATCTTCACGAGAAAGGCGGATCGACCAATGTTCTTCATCTCCATGGGGAATTAAACAAGATGTGCAGTTCTTTGAATAAGACCAAGATCCTTCCTTATACGAAGGATATTGCAATCGGGGATAAGCACCCGGAAGACGGCTCTCAACTCAGACCTTACATTGTTTGGTTTGGTGAGGATGTGCCTATGATAACCGAAGCGGCTAGGATAATACAAAATGCCGATTACTTCGTTGTTATTGGAACATCTCTTCAGGTTTATCCAGCTGCTGGATTAACGGCAATGGTGAAACATTCAGCTAAGAAATATTTCATCGATCCTAAAGCTGACATTGATTTGATCCAAGATGGTTACTACTTACTTCCGTACGTGGCAACGCAAGGAGTTGAAAGATTAAAAGAACTTTTGGAAAGGGAAATTGGAATCACACAGGAGAAAGTTGAAAAAGAGACTGAGTTTGAGACTAGAGAATTGAAAATAGGAGATAATGTAATTGTTGGCGAGCATAAAGGTAGATTGGCTTGGATGGATACACCTTGGAAAAATAAGGACGGATCCGATGCTGATATACTTGTCAAGGTCTCGATCAAAGAATTAAATAAAACAGATTTTTACAGAATGTCGGAGGTAACTCTAGACACAGAAATAACAGAAGAAGAAATGGAATTAAATGAAATTAAAAAGGCTTTGTACAAAGAGAATCCTCACGCGGTTTTGAAACACATTAGAAAAGGAGTGGCTTACTACTCAGCTCATCTGGCTTCAGTAGATAAGGTGATTCAGTTTCAGATACCAGTTTCTGATATGGGTGATGCAGATTTTTTATCTCACATGGATTCGAAACTTTTAATTCGTTGGATCACTATATAAAAAAACATTTGCAGGCTTAGCTCAGTTGGTTAGAGCGTTTCCTTGACATGGAAAAGGTCACTAGTTCGAATCTAGTAGCTTGTACCAAATTTTTATATTATGAACAAAGAAAGATTAACAGAGCTTAGCGAGAAGTTATTGGAAATACCCAATATGATCTCGAATCACCAGAATCAAGTTTTGGATTTGAATGAAAAGATTCAGACAATTTCAAACGAGATTGGTCACATCGAATCGACAATCAAAAGTGAAATCAATTCACAGGTTGACGAGAACGGTAAAAAGGTTTACAGCAACGAGGTAGCAAGAGAAGCTGCTTTTGTTGAAGTATCTTCAATCAACGGAGAATTGGTTGCTAAAAAAGAAATTCTTGGAACGTTTCAAAGAGAATTAAATACAGAGAAAATTCGAATTGAAGCTCTTGGTAACGAACAAAGAAACATCAGATCAATCCTATATTTTTTCGGAGGATCTGAAGAAGAATTGAGGTAAATATGAAACTAAAAGAAAGAATCCAAAATGACTTCATCACTGCTATGAAAGCTAAAGATGAAGTTGCAAAAATGGCTTTAAGTGGTATCAAAGCTAAAATCACTGAGGCAGAAAAGGCTAACGGAAACTCTGAACTTTCTGACGCTGAATTGATTAAAGTTATCAATAAAGCTATCAAGCAAAGAGAAGAGTCACAGAAGATTTACGAGGATGCAGGAAGAAACGACATGGCTCTTAAAGAAGCTGACGAAGCTTGTGTGTTGAGAGCTTATATGCCTTCTCAAATGACCGAATCTGAAATCGAAGAGGAAGTTAAGAAAATTATGTCTGTAATTGATGCAGGAGGAAACAGAAATAAACTCGTTGGTCAAACCATGGGAACGTTCAACAAGAACTTCCAAGGCAGAGCGGATGCTTCGATAGTAAAAAATATTATCGAAAAATTAGCTTAAAATTTTTTTCTCTCGCAACGAAACATTATCTTTGCAGAGCAATTAAACAAAAACAGTTCTTTGAAATTAAAAATATTCGGGTAGCAAAGTAAGGGTTACTTCTTAGCTCAGTTGGTCGAGCAATTTTCTTTAACAAAATGGGTCGCGGGTTCGATCCCCGCAGAGGCGCGAAAGCGTTACACCCTTACAACTTTCTCCCGATAACTTATTAGAGTAATAGCAAGTGATACGGTTACTTCGCATGTCAAGCCGGAGACGGAGGTTCGATTCCTCCCACGACCGCCAAGAATGAATTAAAAAATTGGTCGTGTGGTGTAGTGGTAGCATAACGTAACAGTTATACCGGACGCAACATTCTTTACTCGAAAATATTGAGACGTAGCAAGTTTAGAGTTACTTCAAATACATTGGTTCGAATCCAATATTTGCCCACAAGGTGAATTAGACAAGCGGTTAAGTCATCTAACTAAAAATTAGACAATTAAAAACACACTCTACTCGATTTCTCGTCTTAAACTTATTAGCTGATAGCAATGGATAGGGCTACTTCGCGAAATAGCTCAGTTGGTTGAGCGTTTAAATCAGGATTAAAAGGTCACGGGTTCGACCCCCGTTTTTGCAATAAAAACAAACCCTTCCAAATTCCTTCAGCTATACCTTACGGATAGAACGGTCGGCGTTCATCAGGGGTTCGATTCCTCTATCCGTAGCCAAACCAGTAGTAACGTCAGAGTTACTTCGAATCCATTGAAAGGACGGTGTCGGTGGTTCAATTCCATCCTCCCCCACCAAATACTAAAACAAATTTGGGGGAGTAGCTCAGTTGGTAGAGCACGTAATGAAAAACACTCTGACAACTTTCTCTGGTTATTTTTTTGAAATTTTAAACCTTGTACTAATATGGCAAAATTTAGAAACCAAAATCTTCGTGACTCGTTAGCTACTATGCAACCAGATCCGAAGGCAGTTGAAGCAATGGCAATCCCAAAGCCAACTGAGAAAAATCGTCAAGGTCATGCAGCATACGCTTTAGATAGCTGGCTCAGACTTTTGACAATGCTTAATACTCTTAAGCTCGAGAATCAGTTTTATCGTTCTGAGTCTGAGACAATGAGAGAATTGAAAACTCTTGTTGACACTTGTGCTAAAGAAGATCCTTATCTTGTTGCACAGTGTATCGTTTACTCACGTTGTGTTGGTGAAGGTATGAGATCTGTGAATCACCTTGCAGCAAGCTACTTAGCACCACACTGTGGTGGATTAGATTGGGCTAAGAGATTTTACTCTCTCTGGAACAAGAAGACACAATCAGGTGGTACAGTTTTCCGTCCAGACGATATGGCAGAAATCATCGCTTGCTTCTCAGCTCTTAATAAGACTAAAGCTACAAACTCTATGAAGAAGGGCTTCGCTGCAGCTATCGAAAAAATGGATGCACACCAAATCCTTAAATACAAGAAGGCTTTAGTTGACGTTATCAATCTCGTTCACCCTGATCCAAAGAAATCTTCTGCATTAGTAGAGGTCAACGGAGAAAAAGTGAATGTGATCGATGCGGTCATCAAAGGACTTTCAGTTTCAGCAGATACATGGGAGGTTGCACAATCTGATGCAGGTCAAGAAGTTGCTAAAGCTGTTAAGGAGGGTAAGATCGATGAAACTAAGGCTAAAGAAATTCTCAAAGAGGCTAAGGCTGAAAACTGGGATGGACTTTTAACTGAAGGTAAACTTGGTATCTTAGCTGCTCTCAGAAACATCAGAAACATGATGAACACAGTTTCAAAGGGTAAGACATTTGACGCTCTCTGCGAGCTTTTAAGCAATCCTGATGCTATCCGCCAAGGTAAGATCATGCCTTACCAAATCGACTTAGCTAATGAAGTAGTAACCACCGAATTCAATAACTCTGATGCACGTAAGATATCTCAAGCATTACTTAGAGGATATGAAACTGCAGTTCCTAACTTAGCAGAAATGCTTCCAGGCAGAAACTTAGTTATCATTGACATGTCAGGATCGATGAGTGCAAACGTTGTTGATCCGGTTCGTAAAACAAAATACGTAAGCTCTTGTATGGACAAAGCGGCTTTGATCGCTGCAACAATTGCAAAAGCAACTAACGCTGATATTATCCGTTTCGGATCTGGAGCAGAATACGTAAATTGGAACGCTAACTCCGACGTCTTCAACATTGCCAAAAGCATGAAGAAAGAAATGGGTATGACCAGCTTGTCGTCCGCTTGGGACACAGCAGCAAAATCTGGAAGACAATACGACCGTGTATTCATTCTTTCCGATAACGAATGTAACAAGGGAAATACCTACAACTCTTACATGACTTACGTTAAAAAAGTTGGAAGCCCTTACGTTTACTCAGTTGATATGGCTGCATATGGAACAACACAAATTGCTGGCGATAAGGTTCGTTTCTACTACGGATATGGATACTCAATGTTCGATGATATCGCTAAGAGCGAGTTCAATCCATTTTACCATTTAGAAAAGGTAAGAAAGATCAAGATCTAAAAATAGGGGATCGTGATGATAATCAATTCCTCTCGGGATGATATAGGAGTAAACAGGTCGATGCTGTAAACCAAATATCTAGAACTCGTTAGGTAGACCTGTAGATTTCGTTCACACGAAGTAGGGTTATAATAATAGATTTATCCATAGTGAATACAGCGTCCCTATTTTTGAAATATTTCAGAACTTTTAAAAAAAAATTCAACAATAAACCAAAGCTTTAATTTTTATATCATGAGAAGAAATTCCTTAGCACCTACGGGATTATCAATGTCCCAAGCACAATCAATCTCTAATCTTTGCAACCAAAGAGCAAGAGATATATCTTTCAAATTGAGAGATATCAACAACGTTGAAAAGTCACTTAAGATCGGTGAGGAAACTTACACTGAGACACCAGGAAAGAAGATGCCTGAGAATGTGATTGATTTGCTAAACGAAAAATCAAAATTGCACGCAACCCAATCTTTCCTCTTGGAAAATATTAAAGCCAAAGATGAATCTTTGAATGAGCTCCGAAACAGATACTTCGAATATAAAGTTGAAGCACCAGTGAGAGGTGATTTGGAGGTTCCAGAATTACAATCACTCGTTGATGAGAATTGGGGATGGAATCAGCTTACAATTTCGGAATATAACGAGTACTTAGAGTCAGAGGCATTCGCATCTCACATTGGACAGTTCATACACAAAGGAGGTAAATTGGATATGTTAAGGTCCGAACTTCCAACTATTAAAACTTTAGAATGGATTGAAGTAGAAGCAGGTAAAAAGACTCCTCTTAAGGTTTCAGTACATCACACTCAGGAAGAACTAGGAGAACTTCATGAGTCTTTAGCAGAGATCCACAGAAAACATGAGCAGAGAGTTAACTACTTCAAGGCTAAGGTCAAGAACATGGTTACTGCAGAGAATGCTAGAATTGCAAAAGAGAATGCTAACTCGGAAGCCCTTTACAACGAAAAGAACCAGAAGATAATCGATTCTTACAACAAGAAAAAAGAAGAGTGGTTAGCCAATCACAGGAAAGCTTTACATCTTTTCGAAGAAGAGCGTCAAAAAGAAATCGAAAAGGTTGCATCTTTAAGAATAGCGGTAGATCCTAGGTTTCAGCCAACGATCGACATGTTCTTAAAAAATGTGACTGAATAAAAAAAATTAGGGTTGGGATTCAGATAGTCATAAGATGATTCTAATCTCATTTAATCCGGAGTGATGAAGATTAATATTATCGGATAGACGCTACTGCTCTTCTGAAAATATATGATTAATATATTACAAAAATTTATCTCCCTTGGGGATAATCATCATTCCGCCTTTCCTACAAAAATTAAAACTGAGATAGAACTCCTAGTTAGACAGGTTATCGCATGAACGAAAAATTGGCTAACAAAAGAGACTTAGTTTTTTTCTTTGTCTTTGCCGTAGGAGAGGGTCTTTGATTTTGACATAGTTTTAGATTTAGTCTATGTTCTTTATCACTTCGGTAACCTATATTATGAACAAATAGTGTAGTGGTAGCACTCTAAAGTTCTCGTACTAACACTTAAATGTGACGGGACATCCAGAAAGGAGGCAGGGGTTCGATTCCTCTTTTGTTCACAATGGGAAGTTGATAAGATCTGTAACGTTTAGAGTCTGGATCAGGAGCGCACTTCTTGTTAGTTAAAAAAGACGGGTCTGAAACAAAACCTTAAAGATGTCGTTCACTTCGAGATGCCGGTGGTTCGAATCCACCACTTCCCACAACATATATTAGGCTCCATTGTGTAATGGATAGCACGTTTCGCTACGGACGAAGAAGTAAGGGTTCGAGTCCTTTTGGAGCTACTTCTTAGAACTTATATAACCGAATATATACTATTAAAGATATATTTTAGGTGCCAAATCCAATCAAATACAGTTCAACAAGAATCTATGATGCAGTCGGCAGTAACGACATGTGGCTAGGTATTAACGGAAATGTAGTTTTTCCTCCTAGCGATGTAACTGGATGGTGGAGTGGTCTAACCCCAGGAGCAAGCGGATACACTATTTACATCAATAAACCTACACAGGGTCCAGCGGTTTATTCGCCTCTGAACGACCAAGAGTTGATCACAACTTCTATCAGAATAGCCAATTCTAAAGGACAATCACCAAGTATAAATACAATCCAAGGTGCTTTAGCATGGATTAATACTCAGAATCAAATGATCGTAGTTAACTATGATTATCCATCTATAGTCACATCAGATCTTATCCTTTTACTTGACTCGTCTTTTACAGCATCATTTCCTAAGGGTGGGACCGGATGGACTGACCTATCTGGATCTAACAAGAATGCAAATTTAATTAACGGACCAACATACACTTCAAATAACCAAGGAAGTTTGAGTTTTTCATCTGCTGGGCTTCAGTATGGATTAGTTCCAGATCTAGGAACACTTTCGAATTTTACTGTTAGTTGTTGGGTTAGATTTAATACACTACCGACTACAGCAGGTGCCGCAGCAATAGTTACTAATTTATATGATCTTAGTAGTAAATTAAACTTTAGTATTGGTTTAAATAAATCCCCATCTAGTGCAAATATTTGCTTTGGTTTTTTTAATGGAGCATGGAGAACTACTGATGGATTTGCTCCTTCGACCAACGTGTGGTACAACATCACAGGAACTTATGATGGATCTACTATTAGACAGTATGTGAATGGATCGATCAACACAACTTTTAGCTATGCAGGAAGTGCTGAATCATCAGGTCTTGGAATTAGAATAGCCAGAAGATGGGATTCAACAGAGACAAGTCAAAACTATATAAACGGAGAAATTCCAGTTGTTCAGATCTATAACAGAGCTTTGAGCGAGGCTGAGATTTTACAAAATTACAGTGCTTTACTTTTAAGGTATTATCCTCCTACAACAACCACGACAACTTCAACCACGACAACTTCAACCACGACATCAAGTACAACGACAACAAGTTCAACCACAACAACAACGACATCTGGTGGAACTGGACCAACAAATATGAAGTTACTGGTCGCTGGTGACACCAATTCAATTCTTAATGTTGCTACAGCATTAAGAAATAGATTTGCTTCACAGGGATTAACTGGGTATGTGATATCAACACAAGCTCTAGGAACAACATACACAGGTTCGAATTTAACAACAGAAAATTATAACGTTGTTCTCTATTACACTAACTCGTCACAGACAGGTGCTGCAGCTCTTTCAACCAACATGAAAAATTATGTTGCATCGGGTGGTAATTTAGTAACTGGAACATTCCTTTGGAACTTGAGACCTAGTGGATTTGATTATACTATAACTCCTTTTACAGGAAACTCGCAGAGCAGTAACATAAATGGAAATATGACCGTCGATGTCGTTCATCCTATTACTACTGGGATAAACACTGCAATATCTAATGGAGCCACAGTTTTAAATAACGTTGTAACACTACAACCAGGAAGTACAAAAATAGCATCATACACAACAGGAGGACAGCCTTATGTTGGAATAGGTACAACAGGTTCTTCTAGATTTGTCGGTATAAACATTTATTTGGGATATATTCCGAGTTACGTTAATCTAAGGAATCTTACAGGAAACGCAATTCTTTGGGCTATAAAATATGGGGAATAACGACCTATTGTCTATGAAATTTTATCTTTTTTTGATCATAAAATAATTGAATGGACGAAATATCTTTTTTATATAGAAGAATCAAGCAACAATTTAAACCACTCCAAGATTTGGTTGGTGTTCCTTTCATGATAGGTGGTGGATGTATTGGAGATTTTATTTCTTTTGGTAAAGTTATTAAAGATTATGATTTTTTCTTTAAAAATTATACGGACATGAATAATTTCGAGAAGAGAATTAAGGAAATTGGATTTAGACTTATAGGTGAAAGTGAAATGGGTAGACAATACTCTTTTTTGAATCTAGAATTTGATATAATAGCATGGCAGGTAAAAGAAAAAGCTTCAGATTGGGTTAAACAATCGGACTTCACAGTCAACTGTGCTATATTAGATGGAAATAATCTATGGATGCACCAAAGAACACTTCAGGACTGTTTAAATAAACAAATAGTACCAATATTTATAGATACACTCTTTCGATACAGAATTAAAAGATATTTAGAAAAGGGTTATCACCTTCCTTTAGACTCCAAGTTAAACTCAATACTCTTTAACCAAAATTTAGATCTAGACACAATTAAAAAATGTGAAGATTCAGAGATAATTTCTATTAATCTTGAATATTTTTAAAAAATATTTTTTACCTCGAAACTTTCCTATACTTTTGCATAAAAATAAGGGAACAGATAGATATATAAATTCGCAAATGAAAAATTTATTCCATACAACCACAAGTTCAAGCACATCGACTTCGTCATGTGATGAGGATACTCGTGCGTTGCTAAGGGATAGATAAGACATAAATACTTAAATCTAAAAGGCCCCTTAGCTAAAACTAAGGGGCCTTTTTTATTTTAGGGGTTCTTTGACATATTGGAAGCCAGAAAGGAGAGGTGGCGGAGTTGGTCTATCGCACCGGTCTTGAAAACCGGAGGCCTCGAAAGGGGTCCGTGGGTTCGAATCCCACCCTCTCCGCAAAAGGTTACCCTGCTTGTTCCGTATGGGGTTATAAAGGTGAATTAGTTAACGGAACCCATGATGGTACCTATACCGAAGAAACTAGGAAAGATTCTAAACACCAACCTATCTGGAGAGTTGTCCGAGTGGTTTATGGAGCACGCTTGGAAAGCGTGTGCTGGAGAAATCTGGCCGGGGGTTCGAATCCCTCACTCTCCGCACATTCCAGGTTCGCATAGCGGTTGATTGCACTTGCCTTGTAAGCAAGCGGAGTAATCCCATCGTCGGTTCGAATCCGACACCTGGATCTAACAAACGGTACTGTGGTCGATTGGCTTAGGCACCCGCCTGCAAAGCGGGTTAGGTAGGTTCGATTCCTACTAGTACCTCCAAAAATAAAAGTCATGGAACAAGACAAATTAGAGAATTTAAAAGTCAAAATTGAAGAAAGAAAAAGACTGATTAAAGAGCATTGGGAGAATCTACCAAGGTTTGAAAAACCTGAAGATGTACCAGCTATTCCTCGAGTAGATTATAAAGAGTATCAAGAATACTATATCCCAAAGCTCATCGCTGCTGGAGCAATTCCTAAGAAGGATCTGGTTGATGGACAATATTATCTAGGTGAACATCGCAGAGCAAGTATTGCACAATGGAAAGCAGACAAAGGTGTCTTCGAATATTGGAGATACAAATTCGGTTTTCGTATAGATGAATGCAATCACTTCGAAGACGATGACGGCTTTGCGTTATTCGTTCCTCTCAGATTAGCAACACAGGAAGAGTTTGATCAGACTGGTAAATAAAAAATGGTGGCGGTAGCTCAGTCGGTAGAGCGCTAGATTGTGATTCTAGTGGTCGCGGGTTCGAATCCCGTCCGTCACCCCACCATTCCTTCGTAGCTCAGTTGGTAGAGCGCATCCTTGGTAGGGATGAGGTCACCGGTTCGAATCCGGTCGTCGGATCAAAATAAGGAGAGTAATCCAGAACGGTGACTGGGTCCGCCTGCTAAGCGAGACGTCCGGCGAAAGCTGGATGTGGTTCGATCCCACTGCTCTCCGCCATTTGCTCCCGTCGTCTAGTGGTTAGGACGTTAGGTTTTCAACCTAAAAGCGCGAGTTCGATTCTCGTCGGGAGTACTATAATAAACGAGGTAAGGTCCACTGGCGAAGGATGCCGCCCTGTCACGGCGTGCGAAGCGGGTTCGATTCCCGCTATCTCGGCAAAATTCTTTCATAATTGAATCTTTTTTTCATTTCGATGTATAATATAACAAAAAGATTTTTTATGAAATTTAAGTATGAGTATATTTGGTTGGATGGTTATAAGCCTGAACCAAATCTAAGATCTAAAACTAAAATTTTAGAAATTCCACCAGAGTTAGATAAATTACCAATTTGGAGTTTTGATGGATCATCAACCAGACAAGCGGAAGGGAAGAGATCTGACTGCTTACTAAAACCGGTTAAGATTGTAATGGATCCGGCAAGGGTAAACGCATTTCTTGTTTTATGTGAGGTTCTAAATCCCGACGGATCACCACACGAGAGTAACACAAGAAGAATTGCAACAAATAACACTTCGAATTGGTGGGGATTTGAGCAAGAGTACGTAATTTCAAAGGACGGTGTTCCTATTGGATTTTCCGCAGGACAATCACCACAAGGAAAATACTACTGCGGGGTTGGATACTCCCAGGTTGCAGGACGCAATCTCGTCGAAACACATCTGGATTTATGCTTGCAAGCTGGATTGGATATCACTGGCATCAATGCAGAGGTTTTAATAGGCCAGTGGGAATTTCAAATTTTCGGTAAAGGTTTAGATGCAGCAGATCAGCTTTGGATAGCCAGATATCTTTTGAACAGAACGGCAGAAGATTTTGGAGTCGAGATTGATTATAGACCAAAACCTCTCAAAGGTGATTGGAATGGATCAGGACTTCATACTAATTTCTCAACAGAAGAAATGAGAGAATCTAAAGATTGGATGGTTTTTGAAAGAATATTTGAAGCATTTGCATTTAGAATAAGTAATCATATCGATGCTTATGGCTCAGATAACGAACAAAGATTAACTGGGCTTCATGAAACCCAACATATCAATAGGTTTACTTGGGGTATATCTGACAGAGGAGCTTCTATTAGAATTCCACAATCAACTTTCGACGAACATCGTGGATATCTAGAGGATAGAAGACCTGCAGCAAATGCAGATCCATATAGAATAATTGAACAAATTCAAATTAGTATAGATACATCAAAAAATCTAGAATAATTTTTTTATCTCGTGAAACAACATTATCTTTGCGTCGTATTATCAGACACAAAAGATCTTTGAATTACTGAAAACAAAAAGTCCAATAGTGTAAACAAGTAATAGGCCGGCACATGATGGTCTCTCCTCTTGAGAGTAGAGTACAACTCAACCACATAGAGGAACGGTGAGGCCTCCTTGGACTTAAAAGTATACATCGCGGGGTAGTAGCAGCGGTAGCTCGCCAGGCTCATAACCTGGAGGTCGTGGGTTCGATTCCCACCCCCGCTACCATTTGGTGGTATTAGTCGTAAAGCCAGAGATTAATCGGATGGCGGGACTTTAGAGGTAGTGAAACTCTGAGGTTCTAGGAGTAACGACCGCCTGGAGGATTTCACTTTGTTGGTTCGAGTCCAACTACCACCGCAACAAATGGCCACGTATGTAAGCAATTACAAAATGGATTGATTACAGGTTTAATATTACTGCCCGAGACACCGGTTAAGCAGCTTGGTAAGTGATTAGACTGGGAAAACCTAATGTAGTCAAAAAAGTAGGTTCGATTCCTACCGTGGTCTCTAAACATTGCGGGTCGGAGAAGAGGTAACTCGCTGGGCTCATAACCCAGAGATCGCTGGTTCGATTCCAGCACCCGCTACCAAACCATTAGTAGCCAATGGTTGCTCAACAGGCACTCGGTCCCAAAATACCGAGGAGAAAAGCTGCCACCCCGTGGGTGAAGACACGTGCAGGAGTTCCCAGTCTCCGAGATGATAAACAAAATTGGATCTGGTCGAGAGAGTCAAATTGCGGTGCGACGCCTATAGGAGACACTGGTAAATATGGGTTCGAATCCCACCTTGACTGCAAATCTTAGGATTAATTACCCTGAGACTGAACGGTTCGAAACGTTCGATTGGCTATGGTGTAAAGGCGCACACTGGCCCCGGAAAGTAAGCCTCACAGCTGAAATCAGGGCCGGGAGATTAAGGTTCGAATCCTTCTTAGTCAGCTAAGATAACGGTTCTCTCCTGTGGTGGATGTCGACAATCCCTGCAGGACTCAAGAGTTCATCACCCTCAGCCTGGATCCAGTAAAACTCAGGTAAGCTGTTAAGATCGGAGCGAGACGGGTACTCCGGAGTTATCTTAACCCACTTGGGCCAGATCAAGCCTCTTGCGAAAGCAACGTAATCTGCCTCCGTAACCGAAAGGGTACGCCGGAGGAATTTGGTCGGGTAGTTCAGCTGGTTAGAATGCCTGCCTGTCACGCAGGAGGTCGCGGGTTCGAGTCCCGTCCCGACCGCAACGAGTAAGGGATACTCGCTTCGTTTTGACTACGATAAAAGGTCACGGTTAATGTCCAGGTGGTAACCGAAATTGATATTGAAGGGCTCCTATCTCTTAGGTAGGTATGGGTCAGTATCATTAAAATACTGGAACTGAGGATAAAGGCAGGTAGCAGAGCCTCTCAGTAGCTTGACAGGTTTTTATGTGGTAAGACACTAATGAAAGTAATGGTTCTCGAAACAGCAAGAGAAACCCGTTAAAATCTAGCTTAGCAAATCTCACTAAGCGAAACTTGGCCCGTTCGAATATCGGTTAGTTCGTCAGATTTTCATTCTGAAAAGAGGGGTTCGACTCCCCTACGGGCTACTAAACGTCAATTCTAACTGGAACTACTCCAGAGGTTATTAGATTGACGTCTGGAGTAATAAAAGATCCAGTAGAAGTTATTTTTCCTTCTTTTAAACCCCCACCTTTAGATTTCCATTTGATTTTTGTCCCTCTCTTTAAAGAAGATTTAACTACTTTTGATTGTTGTCCTTCTTCTAAGATCCAAGAGATATTTACGCTTTCAATTTCACCTAGTCCACCTCTAAACTTTAAAGCATTTTGAATTTCTTTTAAATTCAAAATTTCTTTGATTGAAACCATTGTAAATTCGGTTTTGGAAATAAATGGTACAATTAAACCTATCTTTTTACCAGGCCTTATAGAAATCTGAGAAGATCTTTTTTCTGCCGTTGGTATTCCACTAATTTCTACATCTTCTATTTCTACAGAGTTCTCTGATTTATTAACCTGATTTTTTACATCGTTAAGAATAGATTCTATATTTGGCTTAGTAAAGTCCAAAACTACAGTGTAATCCTTCCCATATGGGTAAACTATTGTATAATTATCCAAAAAATCCTTTTGATCAACTTTTACACCTTTAGATTTTTTTAGATAAAATAGTGCCTGATCTGCTAAATAGTTCGGTGAGATTTTATCAGGATCGTCCGAATAAAAAAAGCTAAAAAGTTGTGGTTCGAATAAACCTTTTTGTGCAACTGCGTATAAATGTCCACCTCTGAATCTTTGTCTCTGTAATTCATTAGGAACAAAAACTGGATAGAGATTAAATTTTCCGTTGTACATTTCAATTTTTCCTAGATCCAATATGTAAAACTCATAATCTCCATAATTTTTTGGGTTAAAGTTTAAAATAGTTTCGTTGTTCGAAATTAAATTTAAGGTCTTGCTTAGAATTTTGGGAACACTGTCAACCAAATTTTTATTATGGTGTAAGAATCCATCCAATATTTCCTTAATCTCGATCTTTTGTTTCGAAGCAGCGTTTAATATCACGCCATCCTCATTAAGAAGAAATAACTGTCCCCATCCTTCGGGCGATATTGTCTTGGGCTCAATCACAGACTTTGATTCTGATCTTTTCTGTTGGTCGGGATATACCTGCGTCATCTCACGATATGCTTTAGAATAAAACATCTCGTTAAGAAAATCTGTGAAATTGAAAATAGTCATATGAGTTGGCTTCTAATTTGAACGTTTATTTTCTATATATCCAATTTATAGATATTCGATGTCGATTTTAAATTTTTTTCCACACACCACTTAAATTCTACCTTACCCTGGAATATATAATAATGAACCAAAAAAATCAAAACAAACCCTATGAAAAATGCACTCTACCTGGCATTTGGGCTGTTGTTCTTTGCTCTCACGAATGGACTACAAGCCCAAAATTGCCCTCCTACACCATCAGGCAATGGCGTATACGTCATGTTTGATTCTAATTATGTTTCTGGAACAATAGTTTCGGGTGTTACTGAAATACCAATGTGTTTCTCTAATGCCTCTTCTGATACCATAACCGGTGTCCAATTTAAAGTATGGTACGACAAAAAATCTTTTTCTGGATCTATCCCCGTCGTAACATCTCTTAACACATCGTTTCCTCAGGATTTAAGATATAAAGCTGATACTGCGGAAGGAAGCATTACAATAACTTTAGTTTATACCGGATCATCTTCAAGCTTTAGTGTTCCTAATGGAAAATTGTTTAATTTAAAGCTTTATCATTCAAACAATTTTTGGGACTTCGAAAACTTAATATCTAACATGTCAATTACTGGAGTTACCGCTTTTAGTAGCAAAGCTTCAGACATAAACGGTATGGATAAAACCTTAACACTTCACAACTGGGGTGGTAAGATTAATTCAATAGGCTTTAAATTTAAAGGGACATTTACAAACGTGACTGGAACCCCATCTAAAAACTTAACAGTTGCTCTTCAAAGAAAATCAAAGCTTTCTTCGGTGTGGACCAACGTTTCGGTTGTTACTACTAACAACTTGGGTAAATTTTCTTTCAATAATTCCATAGACACTTCTTACTATGACGTTAGAATACACGTTCAAGGAGACACTTTAAATTATGGAAATATTGTCACAACTGCTGATGCTCACAGAGTCAACGATTTTGTTTTAGGTAATGCTATCCCATCAGGATTTGATTTCTACTCATCAGATGTTAATGGATCTAAAGACATTTCGATCGCTGACGTGTATTCTATTTTCGGTAGAATAGCTGGAAGATTTACTGCTTGGCCTAATTCTGTAAATGATGTTAAATTTTTCACTTCTTCCGAGTATAATACAATTTCATCATCTAGTGTTAATTTAAGTTCGACTATTACAGGAGTAACAGTTTTAGATTATAATATTTTACCAGGAACTCCAGACTCAGTTCAGTTTTATGTTCTAGGAATTGGTGATGCTAATGGAACAGGATATCACATGGCCAGATTGGTCCCGATTGAAATCCTTAATCCATCAAATGCACCAAATTATATTATAGATCAAACATACGAATTTGATAATGATGTAGATTATATCGAATTAAATCTCCCAACTTTACACACTATACAAGAGGGAAATCTTTTTAATGTACCAGTGAAAGTTTTATGCGGAGAAAATCTTCTGGCATCTATGCAATTTGGATTGAGATACGATCCAAGTATCCTTGAATTCAAGGGAATAGAGAATAAAGAATCTGTAACCAAATGGATCACATATTTAAATCCATCAGACAACATTATAGATTGGGGAGGATATGATAATACAGGAAGAGACAATCTTTTAAAAGACGGTGAAACTGCTTTTATTCTCAAATTTTTAGCTAAGAAACCTAAAGACAATTGGGGAATCAGTCCTCTTTGGGTAACTAGAAAGGCTGCAGGAAACCAAATTTCAAAAGATTTTGGTATTACCCCTACGGACGGAAGAATTCAGGTATTCAAGGTTTCCGGAGGAATTTTAGAAATAGAAGAAAATTCCATGATCATCTACCCAAATCCAACTGATGGTATATTAACAATTTCTTTTAAGGTTTCAGAAAACGTTAATGCTAATCTAGGGGTTTATGATTTAAACGGAAAAAAATGTATTGACGTATTGACTGATAATTTTCCTACTGGAAAATATAGCTATACTGTAGATTTAGGGAACTTGGGAATTGGAACTTACACTGCTGTATTAATAACAGATAGTCCAAAGAATCAAATTATAGCAAAAAGAATTCTTAGGCTAAATTAAAAAAAAAAACAAAACAAACATGACAAAATTAAAAGAACTTTTAACAGGTACAACACCTTATGTCAAAGTTGAAGATAAAAATAGATTTTATTTTATGCTTCAACAAATGCAAGCTAACAGATGGAAGATTACAGGAATTGTATTATTTCTATTCTTTTTCATCATCTTCGGAATTAACATGGCAGTATTCTTTGATGTAAACATTCAAGAAAACTGGAAAGAAATGTTATTAATTCTTTTTGGCGCTTTTGTTGGTAATCTTAACAAGGTTGTTGACTATTGGTTTAACTCAGAAGACAGAGACAAGATGCTCATTCAAAAAGTTGACGAAGAAGATGGACAAAGTCTTTCTAACATTACCTCTAATTCTTCAATGGAATAAAAATAAAAAAACAAAGTTATGTCAGAAGAAACAAATGCTACAGAAACCAACGATGGTACTTGGAATGGTTTGAAAAAAACCATCATAGGTACATTATCGACATTAGTTGCTGGTGGTGGAACATGGATAGGTGTTCAAATTTTCGGTGGAAATTCTAACGAAAAAGAAGAAACTAAAACTGAACAAGTTGCACCTGCTCCTGCACCTATTACTATTAACGTACAGCAAAATCAGGAAAATAAGCAAAAGGTAGAAAATACTCCAACCACAATAATAAAGGAAAGAGTTATCGAAAAGCCTGCGGCTTCACAACCTGAAAAACCTGTTAAGAAAGAGGAAGAAAGCTGGTAATTAAAATCAAACCGGCTTTCTTTAAATAAAATTCAACAATATGAAAAAATTAATGTTTTTATTATTGGCTACTGGGCTGTACGTAAATCTAGCTAATGGACAGGTTATAGGTTCAACCAAAACTGAAACATATCAGGCAGAATTCGAAAAGAAACAGTCTATATCAGTCGTCTCAGATTACACCGATACAATCGTTATACCGATCCAGATTCTACAGATTGGTATTAATGATGAGGTTTACTCAATGTTTCCTGAATTGAAAGATAAAAGAGTTGGTTTAGGTGTAACCAATATCGTATTAGAATTTCTTGAAATGACCGATCGATTCAAATTCACCGAGGATAAGGAAGAAATTAAACAGAGAATGATTAAACAACAAAAGGCTTCTGATGCTGGAGTTAGTGAAAATAAAGTCAAAGTTAAAGGTAACATTATACTCGCCAAATATTTTGTGTATATAGAAGTTTATGATTTTTCTATCTCTGAAGAAGAGGAAATTACTTCCAAAGGAGTTGAGGTAAAACAGAAAACAACTTTAGGACTTCAAGTTAGATTCGTGGATTCAGAAACTGGTGAAATATTCACAGGATCCGGTAGTGGAGAATCTATGACCGTAAAAAAAGCTTCATTACTTGACGGCATAGACGAGGTTAAGTTTAACCAATCCACAATAGGTATTTCAACCAAAAAAGCTTTAGAAACTGCATCTTCTAGAATAATTTCAAAAATGATTAAAAAAGGTATTTTTAGGCAATAATGAGATTTATTTTGTTCTTCTTGGTGTTCGTGACTTCTTTCAACTTAGCTGTTGGACAGGGCTACACATACTCTTACATAGACCCGTGCACAAAGAAGTCAAAAGCTATTACAGTCCCACCTGGACAGAATAAGATAACTGTGAATTATTACGGCAACATAAAAGTTTTCGAAGGAAACGATTTCTTCAATGGTAATTTTTCATCTTGGTTGGGTTCAGTTTCAGATTTGAATTCTGGCGGTCCGTGTGAAGAGGTTAGGATGGTACTTACCAGGGAGCTGAATATGGTGGTAGCACAGAATGTTGTTACGACGATCATGAACATTACTTCGGTCACACAAGCTTTATCTGCAAGTACATCTTTTTCGTCTTTAGGTAATGCTGTTAATAACAGTGAAGATAAAGAAAAGGATTCAAAAGAAGAAGGTAAAGAAAAAGTAAATAAAGATAAGGAAGAAGATAACAAAAAAGAATCCAAGACAGATCAGTCAACAGAAGATAAAAAATCTGATAAGGAACCAGAAAAGAAGTCAGAATCTGAAAAAGATAAAAATCAGGAAGACACTAAAACAAATACTGAAAATGAGAAGGATCAGAAAGATAACTCTAATACGGATCCCAATAAAAGCGACGATAATAAAAACTCGAATCAGGCATCAAATCAAAATAAACAGAATCAAAAGAAAGTTGAAACAAAGTCAGAAAATAATAAAAGCGGATCTGTAAGAGATTCTAAAATTAAGAAAAAAACAAATCAAGAGACGAAGGAAGAGAAAGAATCTGATAAATCGGATTCAAAGACATTCGGTAGTGCAATCACTAATTCAATTTCTAATGCAGAAAACGGATCTGAAGATAACAAGGGTGGTAGTAAATCTAAAACCGGATCCATCATAGGAACGGGTGATATTGTGTTGCTCAAAAGCGCGGAGGACCAGAGTGCAAGCGATCAATATAGAATTACAGCAAGCTTTACCAGATCCAACACTAATAATACAAGGGTGTGGGGAATATTGGGGAATTTCACAACGCAGGTAAATCTTTCAAATTTAACTTTTTATAAAGCTTGGGTCTTACCAAAATCACAGTGGACGGTGATTGCAGCAAATTCATCAATGATTAATTCAGAAAGAGATGCTTTTAACACGACAACGATAGTATCTTCTAAAAGATTTAAGGGCAATTGGAAAAAGCTAACCGCTATGGGTGGTCTTAATTTCACAACGGCCAAAATAGGTGAATCCAATTTGAATAATCTTTCAGCTGTTGGTGGTGGATTTTTCTCATATAATGTTGGAAAAAAAGTATCCGGATCTATTTTATGTCTAGGTGTATATTCTCCATTTACTCATTTTTATGAGGGTAGATGGTGGGAAAGCGGTACTCTTTTAGTTCCTTTTAACTCTTGGGATTACAAAATCACAAAAACTTTTAAGTTTAATGTGAGTATGTCAGGGATATACGAACTTAAAAAGAGCGTATTGAACTACCAGATTTTAATGGGAGGAAAAATATTACTTTAATATGAAATTATCGACATCTACTTTAATTTTAATTTTAGTTTTTAATCTTTCTTCGATAGGACAGCCTTTTACCCATTCTGGAGTTGTATATGGCTCAAACGGACAAGGACTAAAAGATATACCAGTTCTTCTTTATGGTAAAAGAATTGCCTCATATGAAGTAACTTTTCCTAATTATCCAGTTTCAGTAAGTTACTCAACAGGAACGGTAATACCTTCGTCGGATGATGCGACCCATGGACCTTTTAATATTGGGTTTTCATTTATCTATTTTGGTGTTTCTTATACACAGTTTTACGTAGGATCTAATGGGTGGATAGGATTTTCTTCAGGCCAAACGACGGGATATACTGCCGCATTCATACCAAATTCATCTTCACCTAGAAATGCTATATTAGCAGATTGGGAAGATTTGCTACCCGGTGCTTCAAATATTTACTATTCAACTTCAGGAACGGCTCCAAATAGAAAATTGACAATCTCTTTTAACTCTGTTCCACATTACGGATGTAGAACTAACCTGCACACTTTTCAATTTATTCTTTACGAAACAACAAATATTATAGATATTAATTATGCTTCTAAACCTTTATGTAATGGAAGTAATGCTACAGCAGGATTGATATCTTCTGTATTCTCAACAGTCGTCCCGGTTGGCGGAAAAAACGCATCTTTATGGGGTGCAACTAATTACTCAGTTAGATTTAGTCCATCGACTCCAGAAAGTCAATTTACTCTTAAGGGAACATTTCTAACCAATTCTTCAGGACAATACAATATGGCACCTGATCTAGATGATGCTTCTCACGATTTTCAAATTAGATTAGAAAATCTAATTATAGATACACCAAAAATATCTGATGCAAGATATCCAATTCAAATCTTATTGGGTGGAATATCGATAAATTCTAAAACTTACTATTTAATGGATATAAACAGAGACGGCATATTTTCTATTTCTGATTCATATTGCATATTTTCTAAAATATCTGGAAGATTTTCCATCTGGCCTAACTCATATCCATCATATAGAATATTTACACAATCAGAGTGGTCAACAATTAATTCGAATACAACAGATTTAAGAACAATTATTCCGGGTGTTCAATCATTCATAATATCATCTCCTCTCAGAGGGGGAACAAGTAATTTTTATCTGTTAAAGACCGGAATAAACGATTAAAAATAAATAAATGAAAAATGAAAAAAATTATTTTCCTGCTAGCTTTTATTTTCTCTTTTCGATTTTTTGTATTTTCACAGAATGTATGTTACACTGTTAATAATGTCGAAAATAAAACAAAAATTGAAGGTCTTAATTCTAAAAAATTCACATTTGGTATAAAACAAATGACCGAAGAGATATTATCAGAAAAAAAGAGCATTTGTCAAAACGGAATACCAGTCAATGTTTCTATCTTGAGTATAGAATCA